TTTGAAACACAGTCTCCACCTTTAACTTCTTAAATTTACGGTAGCTTTGTACTACTTTAAATCCGGTGGGTGTAGTCCAAGTAATAGCACTGTCGTAACCTAAAGCTCGTACACTTTCACGCAGGAATGTCATTACTTTATTCACCGGACGACATACTTGGTTAGCTAATCGGTTAACAATCTTACTGATCCATATAACAGAGGTAAGCATCTCTCCTGTACTTGTCCACGGATGATTAACTCCTATACTTTTAAATAAATCTTGTACTAAATTGTAGTGGGTAGCACCGTAAGGTCTGTTCATAACTGCTAACTTAGCTAACTTACGAGAGAACCCGTACTGCATCCAGCTCTGTGCTATTGTACCTCCGTCCTTCTTTAGCTCATCGTACACCATATCACTAAACTCTGTGTACATATCATTAGCTTTGTCTTCCTCCACCAGGTTGCACATCCTCCCTGTGTCTTTGTCCCGCAATAACAAACTAAGTATCTGCATACCATTGTTACTACAGTCCTGACGCACAGGTAAGTAGCTAACATATCCGTACCCCTCTTCTGTAAACTTCTTAAACTCTAAACAGAACCGCAGGAAACAGAACGGATCGGATGCATCTGTCCACCAATCAGTACCGTGTGGATCATCAGCAGCTTCTAATATAAACTTCTGTCGTTTACCTACCCACTCAAGTCTCTCTGCTCGTGTACCCTTCACTCCCCACATGTTAGCACCGTGAATAAGTATAGCTTCTAAATCCTCTTCATCTACTACTTGTTGACCATTCTTAAAGTCCAACAAACTCTTAGCTAAGTCAGAACCTTGAGGGTGTAAGTAGTACGGAATAGCGTACACTCTGCCACGATAGTCACATCGATACGGAAAGTACAGCTTGTCCCAACTCTTATATATCTTAGCTAGGTGTAGGATACGACAAGTCTGATACCGCTTACTATTGTTAGCGTCGTTCGCTTTCTTAATGTCCTTTTGTTTCAACTTCCAAGCTCGTAGCTCATGCGGACAATCACCTGTGTACCTCGGTTGCTCAGGTATCGTACCGAAGTTAGGTATGTTTCCAACAACACGTTCATTCTCCCAACACTTTAGAGTAATATCTAAAATCTCTTTGTTAATTTTCCACTTTACTCTAGCAAGTTTATTGCACGCAGACATCGCATGTTCATAGCTCTTCTCGTAGTCCTCAAACCAAGACACGGGCTTACCTGTTATGAACTTCTGGGGAGGCATGTGCTTAACGCTGTACCCACCACCCATTAATCCGTACCAATCAACAGGGCGGTCAGGTAAAGCCATCTTAAAAACTCTAGTAGTCTCCTTCCACGAATCAAATCGTCTGATCCAATCTTTAAATTGTGCTGTAGGTAAGACTAAGCGTTCCGGTTTAAAACTCTTCTGTCCACCTGTATTAAACCCGATCTCCCACAACCCTGTCTCTAGTCGTATCTCCTCCAACAACCAAGCACCAAGACCAACCTTACACTTACTATCCCACAGCGTGAACCGTTCTTCTTCATAGTGATAGAACTGCTTAAGCTTCATAGCTTTACTCCTGTCATCAAGTGCTAACAGATCAAGCTTATTCGGGTGCATGGTTTCTAATGCCTTGTCCCACCTAGCTTGGTTCTCAAATGCTTTACCTATCTTGTAAGCTAATCTACCAACAGGTAAGTTGAATTGTAAGTTATCAAGGAAAGTTTGCAGAGCAGTAGCAGCTACCTGGTACGGACACATATCCAAGATGAAGGTAAGAAACAGCGGTGTTGTGTGTTCAGTATTGCCTCCAAAGGTGTACATAAAATCCTCCACCCGCTTACCCAACCTCGGAGCCATAACACGAAGCATTCTTTTCGATGCCTCAGTCTTAGATGACTCACCCTCCGCCCGTAGCTTTGCTTGTCGGTTACGATATTGTGCACGTCCCCACTCACGCATCCTCCACACGTGTCCCCGATGGTCTTCGTTCGTATCTTTAGTCATGTGCGTTATTAAACCAGCATTTAGGTAGCTGTCTTTGCTTGTCGGTTCGATAAGCTATTAACTTGCCTTCAGCGTCCCGTACATAGTTGCCATTCTTATCCCGTTGAAAACCTGTGATCTCTGTATCCGCCCAGAACTTATTCCACCCAACAGCGATGGCGTTGTGATCTATGCTAGACCAATTAAAGGGCAAGTCAGTTACGGACGCTTCGTACTCTTCTATATTGTTCATCCAATAGTTCTTCCCTTAATATGTCCGCCTCCGCCTCCCAAAAGATACCTTTATCGTGGGTCGTCAAGTCGGTGTTCGAACAGGAAGTCTTCAATCTCATCCTCATCCATCCCGTCAATCTGTTCCAATATCCATTCTCTCTCCTCTTCTTCTTTTCGTGCTTCTTCATAGTGTGCTTCATAAGGGTCGGTTAACCAGTTGTCGTAACTCATTCTTCCTCCAGTTTCTCAAGGTGTTCTTTGTAGTGCTGTAAGGACAGGTAAAGGTCAAGCCAAGCCCCGTCAAGCTCTCGGTTCATATCGTTGTTAAAAATGTGGAACATCAACTCTTCAGTCATGTCCACAGGGTCAAGTAATATATCTTTCATCGGTTTATTAATCTCGGTACATCCAACAGGTAAAAATTATCGCAATAAATGCAATAAGAAAAAGCGTCATCATACTCATAGCATATTCTCCTTCGGTTAGTGTGTTCATTTAATAGGTAAATCCAGGTTCTGTCGGATCACGCCTTCAATCGTGCTTACAGGCTTTCTTGATAACAATTCCTGCTGTAGCTCAACCAATCGGTCACGGACACGTAAGTTATCAGGTAGATTTTCACGGACACGTAAGTAATGATCGATCAAAGTTTTTAAGCTCGGTTCATCTAAGGTGGATAAATCGGATGGGTCAGTTGAGGTCATGCAATAGTGTGCGATTGTTTGACTTTCTGAATGGCAACCAAAGCATAGTAGATGTTGACCAAATGTTTCATGCATCGTTGTTTTAAATCATCGTCATCGGTTGAGGTCAGGTAATCGTAATGGATGCAAGTATCATCGTAAAACTGGCAAGCATCGTCTAGCTCTATTATTTTTTGGTATATAGTTTTTATGTTCATTATTTATTAGTATTAGGTTCGGTTAAACATTCTGGGCACGCATCTTGTGCTTCCATTTTAGCACTTGTCAAGCCACAATCTTTGCAAACAGGTAAGGATCGGTTAATCATCTTGATAACGCCCTTGCATTGTTCTATGAAATCTTCTTTGGATTCTGCTGTGCCTTGATACTCACGATATTCTTTACAGCACCATATAAGCTGTGGACAGGTAAGGTATCGCTCATTATCTATTCGATAAAAGAAGCTTATCTTCCTGCCGTTATGATCGGTTAAGTAGATGGTTACACTCATTCGTTTTCGGGTAGGTAAGATTTAAGTGCTTCTATCGGACATGATTTTAAAAGCTCCTCAAGTGAGGTTGTATCTGCGTATTGTAGAATATCAATATCGATTTGTTTTAAAACTTGGTCTATTAATTCTTGGTTCATGATCGGTCAGGTAAGGTTTAAACAGGTGAATAACAAGAGTGATCTTTAATTGATCCATCTTCTATAAGTTCTTCTAACTCGCCCAGTTCTTCCAAGCGGTCTCTCATGTTAGCGTTTTCCTTTTGAGATTCTAACAGCCAGTTAAAGAGCTGTAAGTTTCTAGTTTTAAGTTCTTCTAATTGTTCTATTTTCATTGTTTATTTTTGTTTATTTATTCGTTTGGCTAAGTGGAACCTAAGTCTCAAGGTATGTGCTAAATTAAGACCCGCTTGCCGAGCTTTCTTTTCGCCATTGGCTTCAATCGTTGCAACAGGTAAAGGTTTGCCCGATTTGTCTAGGCAGATTATTTCGTAAGCTTTGATCATCCTAGTAAGATGCTTATAAGTATTGCAATCCAAGCAACGCCACAGAATAGCCACATAAAGATATTTGCGATACGATCGGATTTACTTGGTTTTAGCCAGTTTGGATAACAAAGGTTTGATGTAATTTTTATTTGTTTCATAGTATTAGTGATTGAATGATTAAATGTTATCTTCTTCGATTTCAAAGCCAGTCCAGTAGCTACTTCCGCAGACATTTTCAAAGCCATAGTAGCCAATCAAATCATTTATTTTGAAAGGTAATTCTAAGGCATCAAATTGCTCGCTAGATAAACCGCCGGCTTTTTCCACTTCTTCAAAGTCTGCCCAGTCAAACTCTTTTCGGACATCTAGATCAGTATTGAAAGTGATTTGATCGAACTTGGTATATTGTACTTTATCGTAATCGCCCCCAATGGCATAAATAAATTCAATTTGATTTCCTTCTTCTTTCCAAGCCAATCCATAATCAAATAAGGAAGTAGCTAAATCTGCATCTGTGCCAATGTAACCAAGCTTTTCAAGTTTAGAGATAGTGTTAATTTCTGTGACATTCATGTGTATAATATAGTTTTGTTTTGGTTTTAGCCAATTAGGATATTTTAAGGATGATGTGATTTTCATTTGTATTTGTTTTTTAATGTTTAGAGTAAGATACATTGCTTATTGATTTATCCCAACACGCCCTGCATTCAAGACATTTATTACCTTGCTTTGATGAAGGACAAGTGAAATGAGGTGAGGTGACAACAGATGAAGTTTGCACGCCTAACCTTTTAGCTAATTTAGCAGGTGCAGGAAAGTCTACCTTGTGAGCTGACAATCTGACAACCAAGTTATCAGGCAAAGCTCCGTGCTGATCGATATATTGCTCGACAATCTTATATTCTCTAGTAGGTAACCAATGCTTTGTATCAGGTGTAAGTTTGCAAACTTGTACAATTTTATGCAGGTGATCTATTGTTTGGATGTCGCCACTATCGTGCCACCTGAAAAAATCCTTTGATTGATTGCTAATTAGCAAAGCCATTGAATTGACCCAACGAACATCAGCTAATGATTGGTATCTTTTTTCAAGTGCTGATTGCACATTGCCGAATCGATACATGCCCTTTAATGCATAGCAACCATGACAAACAGAACCTTTTACCTTTGCTAACTTTGATCCTACATTGCAACGAGATGCAGGAATAGAATAAGCTCGCCCCGGCATCTTTGACGGATTGGAAAGCCCACCTGTAATTTCTTTAGCGTCTTTAATTCTCATTTTTGTTATTTGTTTCTGACAAAGCTGAATTGCCTTGCTGAAATCACAATTGCCACAACTCCGGCAAGCTTTCCATTAAAAAATAGCAGAAATGTAATTCTATTAGAGATGCTAATGGATGGTATTAGATTGATAGTAAGTAAAGCAAAGTGCTGTTTCAAGTTGTTCAATGAGTTCAAAAATAAATGAACTTGGAACTTCGAAAACGAAAAGCACATATACAAGCATTTACACATCTACACTAACAAGGCGACAATCTCATCCCTCATTCGAGCCTATCCCATTGACGCAAACAGCCGGCAATCTCTGTCGATTTACGAAAATAATTGATTGATTTTACCTACAAACTGACAACGAACTGACAACGATTTACATAAGTTCTTGATAATCAACAAAGGACTTTGGTTTTATAAACCATTGCATACTACCCCCACCCTTTAATAATCTTTGGGTACACGCGGGGGTAATTAACGCGCGCGTATATAGCGTAGGGGTCTCAGATTTTTCTACCAAATCTTTTCTAGGAGTCTCGCTTTATCTGTAGCTAAGTGCTACTTTGATAACGATGATTACAGTAGTTTTTACAGAGTTTGATCCGATCCCTATAGCTGATAACCCACCGTTTCCTTTGTATGAGTGGGAGTGTGTGTTTTTTATTTAGGACTTCTCTTTTATACTATCCAAATACTCTTCAAGTCCACACCTCAGAGCTACGCTTATATAGTCTTCATCAGTGGCTCTTTCCTTTCCCCACTTAACTAGCATATCGTAAACTTCATCTTCCATCTCCAGGTTTAGTTTAGTGAACATCTCATCTTCTGTTGAGACGATCCGTATAACTGGAAGTTGTTTGTTAGAAATTGAAGTTGATGTCGGTGTCGGTGTCTTCTTCTTCATAGTCGTCTTGGTTATCTATTCCTTCGAATATAACATCATCTGTTTCAGTAAGTACAGACAACTTAGCGAAGTCCAAGCAACCGGCTATCGTGTAGTCGTTAAGATCGTACTCTCTTTTAAAGCGGTACACCAGCTTGGCTAGTTCGTACTGGAAGGTGTCTGTTTGATCGTTGATGTGCATCACTTTAATATACATAAGATAGAGCAGTTGTCGAGTAAAGCTGTATTGCTATGCGAGACGCTATTGAGACACTATTGAGACACCTGCTGTACCCCTGATAAACACTGATGTTTTAAATTTAAAGCTTTACAAGTTTCCTTCGGTGTGAGATCGTTATAATATTGATATTAAGATATGTACTCTAGAGTTCGTTTTAAACGATCCTCAAAGTAAGTACTAAAGATAAGTGTACAAGCAAGAGTGTTAGAGTCGTATAGCTGTTTACTGCTACAGCTTTCCTTTTAAACAAAGATTCCTTAGTAGATAGCTTCAGCTACCATCAGATCAGTAAGACTCTGTTGAGCTGCTCATACATCCGTTCTTTCGCAGCTAGTTTAGAGTAGAGACTGATAACAACTGTTATTAACTTTAGGGCTTAAGGATAGGTGTGTTTATAAATAAACCTGTATTTAAACTAAGTAAGAAATTACAAGCTATATATCTACTAAAGAGATTTGTTATTAAGGAGTAGGAGCAGTAGCGACTACGACCAGAGCAGTGCAGAGACCTTATTACTTCTTTTATGAAAGCTATCAACAAACTTAGTTAACTCTTCATTCATCAGCTCTTGTTGTCTATCAATCATAGATTGGTTAACATCAGCAGCCATCTGCTGCACCCAATAACCAACAGCTATTGATAACGCATCAAGACGGTCATCATGTACCAAGC